ACCATGGAACTCTTGGCCCCGTTCGCCCAGATCGACCCGAGCGTGCTTGACGTGTTTGACCGCGATGCGCTGGCCCGTCTGACCGCTGAGGTCTCGGGTGTGCCGACCCCGGTCCTGCGAAGCCAAGAGGCTGTGGACGCGATCCGGCAGCAGCGGGCACAGCAGGAGCAGGAGGCCATGGCCATCCAAGCCGCGCAGCCCATTGCCGGTGCCATGAAGGATGCTGCGCAGGCGAACCAGTTACTTCAAGGAGCATGATGATGTTGGCATTTCAGGAACGGGTGGTCGTCGAGAAGCAAGAACTCGACAAGAAGATTGAAGCCCTCTGCAAGTTCATGGATGGGGCCATTTTTGAGACAGTTCCACCGGCCGAGCAGGCTCGCTTGCATTGGCAGCGGACGGCAATGAGGTCCTACTCCGATGCCCTCGGTGAACGTATTGCCGCGTTTCAATGAACCTGAACCCACTGACACTGATTCGCCGCCGCGCCTATCGCGCCGCGTTTGACAACCCCGAGGGTCGCAAGGTGCTTGCGGACCTTCGGAGATTCTGTCGGGCCAGCGTGCCCACAGCGGACGTAAACAACGTCAACGTGACATTTTTACTGGAGGGTAGACGAGAGGTGTTTCTTAGGATAATATCTCACTTGAACCTGACCGAGGACGATGTGTTCAAGTTGGTCGAGGAATATCCCACGGAGTAGCTCATGCCCTACGCAGACCCCGAGAGACGAAAGGAATACTCTCGTGAGCGGAACAAGAGACCCGAGATCATGGAGAGGAATCGGGAACTTTATCGCAAGAGGTACGCCGCGAATGCAAATGGTCTTGGTGATAAGGTTCGTGCGAACCATCACACCAGATGGGACGATCCTCATTATCGGGAGATGAAGAAACGTCAGTATGTGAAAAGGTGGGAGTCTGATTGGGTGGGGCAGGCACTTATTCAGGTGAGGTCGAGGGCCAAAAAGAACGGAATCGTTTTTGATCTGACCCGCGACGACATTCAGTTGCCCGACAAATGTCCGATTTTTGGAACCCCTCTCATTAAAGGTGTCGGGCGACTGACAAACGACAGTCCATCCATTGACAGAATCAACCCCGCTCGGGGTTATGTGCGAGGCAATGTCGTAGTGGTCAGTAACAGGGCCAATTCGATGAAGCGAGAAGCGACCATAGAGGATCTCAAGCGGATGGTCGCGTTTTATGAAAACTTGATTCAAGGAACCGAAAATGCCTGATTCTGCTGCCGCCCTGCTGGGCGATAACGGCACCCCTGCTGCACCCGCTGCCGGTGGTGTTACCCCCACCGCCCAACCGAGCCCCAACTCCGTTTGGACCGCCGCGTTCGACGAGGACACCAACGCCTACGTCAGCAACAAGGGATGGAGGGAACCCGCGGACCTCCTGACCTCGTACCGCAACCTCGAAAAGTTTGCCGGTGGTGCCAAGAACCTGCTCGAACTGCCGCCCGAGAACGCGACCCCCGAACAACTCGACGCCTTCTACTCGAAACTCGGCCGACCGGGCAACCCCGACGAGTACGGGCTCGAAGCGCCCGAGGGTGGCGACCCGGAACTGACCAACTGGTTCAAGGGCACCGCGCACAAGCTGGGCCTCACCGCCGCACAGGCCAAGGCCCTGTACGGTGAGTGGAACGGCATGTCGGGCGCCATGCAGGAGAAACTGCAGGCCCAGAAGGCGCAGGAGGCTGAGACCCAACTCAAGGCGCTCAAGGGCGAGTGGGGCCAAGCCTACGAACAGATGGTCGGTGCTGGCCGGCGTGCCGTGCAGGCCCTCGGACTCGACGCTGCCCGCCTCTCTGCCTACGAGGAGAAGTTGGGCACGGGCGAGATGCTCAAGTTGTTTGCGACACTGGGTTCCAAGATGGGCGAGGACTCGTTCGAGGGAGGTCGCAGTGACGCCGGGTTCGGCGTGACCCCCGCCCAGGCGCGGCAGGAGATCGCCGACCTCAAGATGGACAAGTCGTTCATGGACAACTACCTCAAGGGTAACCCGGACGCAGTGAGCAAGATGCGCCGACTCATGGAGCAGGCGCATGCTGGAGCCTGAGTCCGTTCGCCTCGAACTCATCAAGGCGCTGGTGCCCGTCACCAGTCGCCACGGGCTCACGACTGATGAACTGGTGAATACTTGCACACGACTGGAAAAATATGTGCTAGGATTCGCCCCAGTTGGGGACATGCCGACCCCGACTACCCGGAAAACGCTGACCAAGCCCGTCAAGGACAACTCGGTTCCAAGTTTTCTGAGCCCATGACCCCGCCTTTCGGTGGACAAGTCGAAACAAGCCTCGGCCATTTGTTTCCATTTGACACCGAAAGGACTGAATCATGAGTTTCCAAGTCTCTACGGCGTTCGTACAGCAGTACACCACGAACGTCTCTCTGCTGCTCCAGCAGCGCGGGTCCAAGTTGCGCGATGCCGTGACTGTGGGTTCCTACACCGGCAAAGCCGCCAAGGCAGTCGAGCAGATCGGCGCAGTGACGGCACAGGCCCGCACCAGCCGCCACGCTGACACTCCCCTGATCTCCACGCCGCACGACGCTCGTTGGGTTTTCCCCACGGACTACGAGTGGGCCGACATGGTGGACGACCAAGACAAACTGCGCATGCTGATCGACCCGACCAGCCCCTACGCAGTCAACGGCGCCTACGCTTTGGGCCGTGCCATGGACGACCTCATCATCACCGCCGCCCTCGGCACCGCGATGACTGGTGAAAACGGATCGACCAGCACCGCCTTCGCCACGGCCACGCAGCAGATCGCTGTCGGCGCTGCCGGCCTGACGGTTGCCAAGTTGCGCCAGGCTCGCCGCATCCTGATGGCCAACGAGGTCGATGTCGCCATGGACCCGCTGTACATCGCTGTCACCGCGCAGCAGATGGACAACCTGCTGGGTACGACCGAAGTCACCTCCTCGGACTACAACACGGTCAAGACGCTGGTCAGCGGTGACGTTGACACGTTCCTCGGCTTCAAGTTCATTCAGGTTGAGCGCCTGGGCCTCGATGGTTCCGGCGACCGGCGCTGTATCGCTTGGGCCAAGAGCGGTCTGCACCTCGGCCTGTGGAACGACATCACGACCAAGATCAGCGAGCGTGCTGACAAGTCGTATGCCACCCAGGTGTACGTCAAGGGTACCTTCGGCGCGACCCGCACCGAGGAAAAGAAGGTCGTTGAGATCATCTGCGACGTTTAATCAGGAGCACACGACATGGCAACAACCTACGCAACCGAAGTCGCTGGCTTTGGCACGACCCCCAACACGAAACCCGATGGGGGCATCCATGGTGGTCGTCTGCGCCGCTTCCGCGCATCGTTCCCGCTGGCCGCACAGGCCTCCGGTGACGACATCGTGCTGGCCAAGGTGCCGGCCGGTTACCGCTTCGCCTTCGGCATCATCAACGGTTCCGCGACCTTCGGCGCTTCGGCGACGGTGGCCATCGGTATCGCTGGTGCCACGGGCAAGTACCGTGCCGCCGCCGTGTTCACCGCTGCAGCCCCGACGCTGTTCGGTGTCTCGACGGCAGCGGACGATGACGCCCTGACGGCCGAGGAGACCGTGCTTCTGACGGTCGGCACCGCCGCGCTGCCGGGCTCGGGCACGGGCTACGTGGACCTCTACTACTCGGCACCGTAAGGTCGAGGTCACGGCGTGGCGAGCGTCATTGACCTCTGCAACAAGGCCCTGGACAAGCTGGGTCAAGGTGCGATCACAAGCCTCGGGGACAACACCAAGTCCTCGCGGGTTTGTGACCGCTCTTGGCCCCTTGTTCGGGATCAGGTTCTGCGGGATCACCCGTGGAACTTCGCGGTCAAACGCTCCGTCCTTGCCTCCAGTGAAACAGCCCCCGCGTGGGGCTTTTCCGCTCAATTTCCGCTCCCTGCCGACTGCCTCCGATTGATCGAGGTCCGTGACCTCTCGACCGGCGAGTATCAGGTGGAGGACGGCCACATTCACGCCAACGCCACGGTCCTGTACATCCGCTACATCAAGCGGGTCACGGACCCCAATGTCTACGATTCGCTGTTCGTCGACACTGCCGCCACTCGCCTGGCCGCAGAGATGTGCGAGGCGTTCACCCAAAGCACCCAGAAGAAGCAGGCGCTGTTCGAGGAATACTCGGACAGCATCACCCGTGCGAAGCGTGTCGACGCCCAGGAAAACCCGCCTGCGGAGTTCGAGGAGGACGAGTGGGTTCTGGCGAGGTACTGACCCATGAAGGCCTCTCCATCCCAGACCTCATTCAACGCGGGGGAACTGTCCCCGCTGCTCAAGGGGCGCCCGAGCCTCGACAAGTTCAAGAACGGGTGCGAGACCCTTGAGAACTTCATCCCCCAGATCCAAGGCCCCGCCCGCAAGCGACCCGGCACCCGGTTCGTCGCCGAGGTCAAGGACTCCGCTGACGCCTGCCGGCTGATCCCTTTCGAGTACAGCACCACTCAAGCCTACGTGCTGGAGTTCGGAGACCTGTACATTCGCTTCTTCCTCGACGGTGGCGCCGTGGAGTCCAGCCCCGGGGTGCCCTACGAGGTCGTGAGCCCGTACACCGCGGCACAGGTGGGCCAACTCGAATACGCCCAGTCGGCCGATGTGATCTACATCACGCACCCCGATCACCCGCCCTACAAACTGGCCCGGGTGAGCGCCCTGTCGTGGACCATGATCGCGGTCACGTTCGCATGGCCTCCGTTCAACGACGAGAACGTGGGCACCACGACCCTCACCGCTTCTGCGCTCACTGGGAACATCACGCTCACGGCATCCGCGTCGCTGTTCGTCGCGGGCGATGTGGGGTCGTACTTCAAGATCAGCGAGGTCAGTGCCTCGAAGTACAACCAGTGGACAACCGGGGTCGCCTACAGCAGCGGCGACATCGTGTTCTACCTCGGCAACATCTACGAGTCGGGCACCACGGCGTCGGCCGGCACCCGCCCCCCGATCCACACCACAGGTGCCGAGAGCGATGGTGCCGTGACTTGGACTTTCCTGCACGATGGTGCCGGATACGCGCAGATCACAGCCTACACCAGCGCCACCTTGGTCAACGCCACGGTCATCAAGCGCCTGCCGACCACCAGCGCCACGACCCGCTGGTCCGAGGGTGCGTGGAGCGCACGGCGCGGGTATCCCCACGCCGTCACGTTCTACGAGGATCGACTCTGGTTCGCCGGGTCCGCGAACCGACCCCAGACCCTGTGGGCCTCCACCTCGGGGGACTACGAGAACCACAAGTACGGCACCAATGACGACGATGCCCTGAACTACACGATTAACACGCAGGACATGAACACAATCGAGTGGCTCGCGCCGACCAAGGTGCTGGCCATCGGCACGGTCAACGGCGAGTTCACCTTGAGCGCCACCCAGATCAGCGACCCCGTGACTCCGACCAACGTCAAGATCACGCCGCAGACGACATTCGGCAGTGCGCCCGATGTGAAACCCTTGCGTGTCGGGTCGGTGATTCTGTTCCTGCAGCGTGCCGGCCGCAAGCTGCGCGAGTATGCCTACCAGTTCGACACGGACTCCTTCGTCGCGCCGAACATGACCGTGCTGGCAGAGCACATCACCGACACCGGAGTCGTGGATCTTGCGTATCAGCAGGAGCCCAGCCAGATCGTCTGGGCTCCGCGCACCGATGGTGTGCTGACCGGAATGACCTACGAGCGCACGGAGGATGTGGTGGGCTGGCACCGGCACACGCTCGGCGGGGTCGTAGAGTCTGTGGTGACCATCCCCCACTGGGACGGGGATCAGGATGTCACGTTCCTGCTGGTGCGCCGCACCATTGACGGTGCCACGGTGCGCTACATTGAGTACATCGAGAAGTACCTGACCGACGAATATGCGTTCTTTATGGACTGCGGGTTGACTTACGATGGCACCCCTGTCACCGCGATCAGCGGGCTCGATCACCTCGAAGGTGAGGAGGTCACGGTGCTGGTCGACGGAGCCGTGCACCCGAACCGCACGGTGTCCGCTGGAGCCATCAACCTGCAAGTCGCGGGGTCGGTGGTCAACGTGGGCCTGCCCTACACCGCGACGATCAAGACCATGCCCATCGAAGCGGGCGCGGCAGACGGCACGGCGCAGGGCAAGCAGATGCGGATCAATAACATCGTCATCAAGATGCACGAGACCGGCCCGGGTCTGTGGTACGGCCCCACGACCACGAACATGGACGAGTACGCGATGCGCGGGTCGGCCACCGACATGGACGAACCTGTTCCCCTGTACACGGGTGACACGGATCTGCTGGCCTGGCCCGGCGAATACGAACAGGGGCCGCAGATGGTGATCCAGCATCGCCTGCCCCTACCCTGCACAGTTGTGGCGCTGATGCCGCAACTTCACACCTATGATCGTTAGGCCTTGGACCATGGGTGATACCGTCAAGATCGCCACCCAGCCGGCGCAGCAGTACCTGCACCGGATCGTGGATGTGCGGGCCGACTTCACCGAACTGGCGAATCAGGGGCTCGCGTGGACCGCGGAGGATGAGGGGCGCATTCTCGCCATTGCGGGAGTCGAGCCTCAGTGGGAGAATCGGGCGATTGCATTCGCGCTGATCTCGGGCGCCGCGGGTCCGTACTTCTGGGCGATACACTCGGCGGTGCGCAACTTCCTGAACAGCACCCCATACCGGCGCATCGAGGCTACCGTGGACGTTGGGTTCGAACAGGGGCATCGCTGGATCAAAATGCTCGGGTTCGAGATCGAAGGGTACATGAAGGCATACCGACCCGATGGGGCCGACATGCTGCTTTACGCGAGGGTTCGATAATGGCTTTCCTGCCTGCACTTGCATTCGGCAGCGCGGCAACCGCTACGACCGCTGCAACCGCTGGTCTCTTTGGGGCAGGCGGCTCGTTTGCCCTCGGCACGACTCTGGGCACCATTGGTACAGCGGTCAGCACGGTCGGCGCCCTGAGTGCAGGCAAAGCCGAGTCCAGTGCCGCTCAGTTCAATGCTGATGCCGCACGCCGCGAGGCAGCGTCCCGTGAGGCAGCGCAGCGCACCGCGGCACAGCGCCAACTCGGCAGCATCCGGGCCGGCGTCAGCAAGTCGGGCGCCACGATGGAGGGCACCCCGCTCATGGTGCTGTCGGAGTCTGCGGCCAACGCCGAGATCGACGCCCTCAACACCCGGTACTCCGGGCAGCGCGAGGGTGCGCTCTACGACTCGCGGGGTCGCAACGCCCGCACCGCTGGCTACCTGCGTGCTGGCACTTCACTGCTCACTGGCGCGAGCCGATACCTGTAGGAGGCACGATGCCACGACTCAACTTGTACGAACAGCAGACCAGCGCCCAGGGGCCTCGGGCGTCTGCGGCCGACTTCGGCGCGGCCCCGGCGCAGGCCATGAGTGACATGGGGAACGTGGTCGCGGACATCGGCGCACGCATCCAGCGCCGCGAGGAACTGTTTGCCTCGGATCAGATCATGGGTGAGATCGACACATGGGCTGTGACCGCGCTCGACGACTTCCAGAAGCGCCAAGACATCACGACCCAGCAGGCCCTGCCCGAGTTCCAGAACGCCTTGAAGCAGAAGAAGCAGGAGGCCCTGTCCAAGTTCACCGGGTCCGCTGAAGCCCGTGCGGCGCTGGAGCGCCAACTCGACAACCAGATGACGCAGTACGGCAAGAGCGCCATCGGAGCCAAGATCAAGGCGGGTCACGAGCAGTTGACCCGAGGCCTGAACCAGCAGTTCGACAAGTCGGCGAATGAGGTCGGCACGGCGCCCCAGATCCTGCAGGACAGCATCTCCGAGAACGTGGCTTACGTGGAGTCGCGCAAGCCCGGAATGACCGCTGAGATGTACCAGCAGGCGATGGTACTGGCTCGCGCCAAACCGATCCAGTCGGCTGTGCAGTCCTACGTGGCCAACGAGAATTGGGCCGAGGCCGAAAAGATCATGGCCGATCCCCAAGTCGCCAAGTTGCTCGACCCTTCGGTGGCGCGGCCGCTGCGAATCGACATCGCCGTGGGCAAGGGCAAGCAGGAGGCCGAGACCAAGCGGCAAGACCTCAACGTTCAGAAGTTCCAGATGCGCCTGGGGCGCGAGTTGACCCCGGAGGAGACCATCAAGGCCCGCAGCTTGCCGGCCAAGAAGGACATGACCCCGGCCGATGAGATCACCGAACTTGAACTGGTGCAAGGCAAGCCCGCGTCTCAGGATCAGGTGGACAAGATTTTCAAGACCTACGTGGAAAATGGCTCGGGCAGCAGTCAGTTCGGGAGCAGCATCCGGGGCCGATCGGTCGACTACGTGACCAAGAACTCGGTGCGCTACTCGAACGGGATGATGACCCCCGAGGAGGCCCGGGTGTTCGAGGCGTCGGTGGTGGAGGCATATGCCCCTGTGAAGGTCACCGATCCGTTGACCGGTGTCATCACGACCCGCGAGGTCACCATGCCCGGGTTCGTCAAGGAGGCCATGAACCGCGGCGGATCGTTCTTCCCGAGTGCGCCGGCAAGTGGATCCCCGCGCCCTGGCGACACGGTACAACTCGACATCAACGGTCAGGTGATCGGTCAAGGTCAAGTCGACGCCAACGGCAAGTGGACTATCCCCGCACCTCCTGAGGGTGGCGCGGGTGCTGGACGCGGGAGTCAGGGTGTCCCTGCTGCCGAGGGGCCTGCTGCCCAGCCAGCCCCGCTCCCGGGACTCTATGACAACGTACCGTTCGTGGCCGGCCCCACGGCGAAGTTGGGTCAGGTCATCAACCGAACCCCGCTTGTCGGGGACAACTTCGGCCTCGGTAAGTACGGTGAGGCGCAGAAGTCGATGAATGTGGGGCAGGAACAACTTGCCCAGGCGCTGCGTCCGAACTCCAAAATCGCTGACACCTACCGTCAGGAACTGATGAACCTCGTCGACATCACCGGCAAGTCGTGGGACAACCCCCAAGCCATGTGGCGTGACATTCAGGTGATCGACAAGGAATTGCGGACCAAGTTGACCCAACTGGAGAACATCGCCAGCGGGAAAACTGCGGCCCCGATGGAGGACCGCAAGGACGCACTCGACATCTCGAATGCCATCCGGTTCAGCCTCCAGCGCCTTGATGTCCCACAGGTTAAGGTGACCACCAAGGAGGAGTACGACAAACTCGCACCCGGTACGCGATACCTGTTCCGTGACGACCCGAAACCGTTGACCAAGAAGTAACCATGGCCACGCAACCCACACAAGACTGGCGCCCTCCTGCCGCCGATGCCGGTGGTGACATCCAGAGCCCCGAGGGTGGGGATTGGAAACCACCAGAGGCTGACGGTGGATTGAGCGCCACACTCGGGGAGAAGGCGTCTGCTGTCGGAGAGGGTGCTGCTGGTGGAGCCATTCGCACGATCGGTGTGGTTCCAGGGGTGGTTGGCGGCGCTGCGATCGGTGGCGCGGTAGCCGGTCCCCCGGGCGCCATCGTCGGTGGCCTGGCCGGTGGCGCATACGGGATGTGGGCGGGGGACAAGGCGGCGACTGGACTCGGGCTGCGCGAGCCCGAGAAGATGCGCCAAGAGGTCCGCAAGTATGGGGTGCTGGGCGAGAGCTTCGGTGGCTCCATGGGCGCCTTGGGCATGCCCTACGGTGCCGCGTTGACCGGGTGGCGTGCTGGAACATCCGAAGCCGGGAAACTGCTCAATCGGATCATCGAGAGCGCCAAGGCCGCACCAGTGAAGTTCGGACTCACCGAGGCGTCGATGGCGAGCAGCGCGGCCACGTTCGCCATGAGTGCCGAGGCGCTGTTCCCGGGGAACACGGGCGCCCGGATGACTGCCGAGATGGCCGGGGGACTCGTCAACCCCTCGACCTACGTTCGCGCCGGCGCGGAGCACGCCACAGGGTTCGTCAAGACCGTGCTCCAGACAATCAGCCCCGCAGGTCGTGAGACTGCGGCAGCGCGGATGCTGGCCGATGTCGCGGCCAAGACCGGCGAGGACATGGACGCTGTGTACCGGGCATACAAGGCGCTGGGCGTCCCGGGCTTGGAGAACCTGACGCCGGCCCAGAAGACCGGCTCCATGGCGCTGGGCGCGATGGAGGACTACCTTGCCGCGTTCAGTGGCAAGTTCGATGCCGAGTCCAAGGCCCGAGCCATGCAGGGTCTGGACGTGCTACGAGGTCACATCAACCTGCTCACGCGAACCGGGGACCCCGAGGCGCTCAAGGCCGCAGCAGAGGCCCGCAACATCTACTACCGCACCCTGATCCAGGGGCGCGTGGACGGCGCTCTCGCAGAGGCCGAGAAGGCTGTCGGCAGGGTCACCAAGGACACCCCAGAGACTCGTGCCACCCTGAGCAAGACGGTGCGCGACATCCTCGACACATCGATCGTGGATGCCCGCAAGGCTGAGACCGAACTGTGGACCGCGTGGACCAAGGCCGAGGGGCCGAAGCCGGCGCAGTTCGACAACCTGCAGCGCCAGTTCGCCGAGGAGTTCGACGGGGTGTTGCCCGAGTACCGCTCGAAGCACGTTCCCGGTGCCGTGGCCGCGTTCCTCAAGCGGGTCAGCAAGCCGGGTGAAGGGGCGCTGGAGTACGACCCGGCGACTCTCTCGTTCCGTGATGTCCCGGGCAAGGAACCCGGCACCACGGTCGATGAGATGTACAAACTGCGCAGCGAACTGCTCAACGAGGCGCGACAACTCACGATCACCGGGGACCACAACGGCGCCCGGTCCATGAGCAACCTGGCCGAGGCCATCATCGACGACCTCGACGCGTCGGTGTCACCGGCCGGCAAGGCTCTGTACGACAAGGCCCGGGGGTTCACCAAGGAGTTCCACGACGCATTCACCCGGTCCTTCGTGGGCAAGTCGTCAGCGGTGGGTAAGTATGGGGACCGTATGGCCCCTGAGTTGACACTGCGCCGAGCCCTGGCGTCCGGTGACGAGTTGGGTGCCCTGCAGCTTGGGGAGATCGAGAACGCGACCCGGTTCATGCTCACCCGGGGTCTGCAGGACGAGGGTGCTGTCAACGTGGTCATGGACGCCCAGGACCGGTTCCTGCGCCTCGCTGCGTCCAAGGCCATCGACCCTGAGACGGGCAAACTTAACCCGAAGCGCCTGTCCGAGTTCATGAACAACAACCAGCAGTTGATGAATCGGTTCCCGGGGGTCAAGGAGGACCTGTCCAACGCGATCAAGACCACCCGTTCGGCACAGGACATGGAGGCGATGGCCAAGGGTCAGAACCGGCTCATGGATGACCTCAAGGTGTTCTCGAAGATCGCCAAGGGTGACGCGATCCAGCAGACCCAGGCGGCACTGCTCTCGGACAACATGGAGCGCGACCTCGGGAAACTGGTGACCATGGTGAAGCGAGGGACCGTGGGTGCAGACGGCAAGCCGGTCATTGACTCGGCGTCGGCGGTGGCCGGCCTGCGCTCGGCAGTCTACACCGCGGCGATCAACGCCTCGACCGGGCGCAACCGTGGCGTGTTGGATCTGAACCAGGTGCAGTCGCTATTGTTCAACCCGCCACCCGGGCAGAAGGGGGCCATGCAGATCCTCCAGGAGGCCGACATCGTGTCTCCCCGCGAGGTGGGCAAGATCAAGCAGTTGTTCGGGGCGCTGGAGTCGATCCAGCGGTCCCAGCAGGTCGGTACGGCAGTCGAGGTGCAGCAAGACCTCACAGACGCCGCCACGACCCTCTTTGCCCGGATGCTGGGCTCCAACATGGCGAGCACGGCATCCAAGGCCGCTGGGTCGAACACCCCGTCCCTGATCGCCGCGGGGGCAGGCGCCCGGTTCGCTGAATACCTGTTCAAGAAGATGAGCGTGACCACGGCGAAGCAGATGTTCGTGGACGCCATCTCGAACCCCCAAAGCGGTAAACTCGACCTGATTTTGCAGCAAGCCTCGAGGCTGACTCCGAAGCAAGTGACGCAGCAGGCCATGCAGATGAATGCATGGGCGGTGTCTCTCGGTGCCAGCGTCGCGCAACAATCGGCAACCCAGACAGTTGAACCGTGGACCCAGCCACGCAGGGAGCAAATTCGATGACCATCAGCACCACCGACTCGCGCATCTCGTACAACGGTAACGGGGTCACGACCTTTTTCTCGTTCCCGTACCGGTTCCTTGCCAACGGGGATCTCGTGGTCGTCGAGGTCAGTTCGGCCGGCGTCGAGACCGTCAAGACCCTCACGACCCACTACACGATTGCGGGCGCTGGGGATGATGCGGGCGGCAGTGTCACGATGCTGACGGCCCCGGCATCGGGCACCCGGCTCATCATCTACCGCGACACTGACATCGTGCAGGAGACCGACTACATTAGCGGCGACCCGTTCCCTGCGGAGACCCATGAACGGGCTCTGGACCGGCTGACCATGATCACCCAAGAGGTCGGGTCCGAGGCTAATCGGGCCATCAAGGTCCCGGTGGGTGACTCGTCATCCTTCAGCACCACGCTCCCTGCGGCTGCCAACCGAGTGGACAAGTTCATCGCGTTCAACTCCTCGACAGGGGAGATGGAACTGTCATCCCTGACGATGACGCAACTCGCCAGTGCAGTGGCCGCAGCATATGCTGCAGGCTCGACTGCTGACGCCGTGACCTACACCCCGACAGGTACAGGCGCCGTGGCTCGGTCGGTCCAGGCAAAACTGCGCGACATGCCCCAGAACCTCGGGGACTACAGCACCACGGCAAACGCTATCGCGTCGGGGGGAGTGTTCACCAAAACGGGCGGTTTGTCGGCCGATGTGTGGCTGTGGTCACGCAACCTCACGGGGTCCAAGGCTGTGGGCGCTGACGCCACGCTGCAGGGGTACTCGCCATCCGGGTATCAGTTCGACATCTTCACGGACGATGCTGACGCCGATACGGATTTCATGATCGGGTTCCGTGTGCGCCACCAGTTCGGCGGCTCGGCCATGAAGGGTGGGCGCGAGGCGTTGAGCGGTACTGGCTGGCTCACTGCGGCGACCAATGCGGCCAATGCCAATCGCAACTATGTTGGCCTGCAGGGCAAGATGCTTGCGCAGTCTGGTGATGGCGGGACGAACACTGGGGCCGGTGCGCTTGGGGCAATCTTCGGCCTCGGTGGTGCCGTCTACGCATACGCCGGCGCAACCAACCTGCTCGACATCACCAACGAGGTGAACACGTTCACAGAGGCGGGGTCCAGCGCGAAGCACATGGCCGGCCTTTCCATCGTCGGATGCCAGGCCACGCGAGGGGCCACCATTGACGCGGGCCTGCGCATCGGCGCACAAGGGGCTATCGGCGTATTCGGCCCCCACATCGGCTGGAAATGGGGCGTGGTGTTCACTGACGAGAACGGCGCCGATCCTCTGTACTCCGGCTCCACGCTGATCGGCACTCAGTTCCAGGTCACCAAGACGATCCTGCGCGGAATAGATCTGTCGCAGTTCACCATGACGGAGTTCATCCTTCGTGGCATTTACTCCAAGCTGACCGAATCGCAGCTGGTCCTGGGCGACAGCGCTGGTGTTGCCCAGATTGACATCGTGGGAGCTTCGACAAACGCAAGCCTGTTGCTTCGCTCCCGCGGAACAGGGTCTGTCTACATGGGCGGCAGTGACGGGACATATTTGTTCCGCGCTGACCGAGTGGCGAGTGCTGTGAACTACGTGTCGACCACACCTGCTGTGACTGGAGGAACCCCGGCTTTGACCGGCAATGGAACAGACGCTAACATCGACCTGTTGCTGCAGGGTAAGGGCACCGGCCTTGTGCGATTTGGGACGCACACGGGCGGCGGCGACACGACCAGCAATGGCTACATCACCGTCCGCGATGCCGCTGGCAACACTCGCAAACTGATGACAACCGCATAAGGGCAACCATGAACGAACTTGAACTCGAACTCTGGCAACTCAAGGCCGTGCTGCTGCAGACCCAGCAGGCCCTGCTCCACTACCAGGCCAAAGAGGTGCAGGACAACCTGGCGCGGATTCAGCAGGAGCGGGCGGCAACGTCTGCGCCGAAGCACGATTTGGACGCGCCGATGTCGTCAGCGCACAACTGACCCGAAAGGGGACCGATGAGCGATGAACAAAAAACTCACCGACTCTGAAATCGCGGAACTGCGTGCGAACCACAAGGAAAGGGACCATTGGAAATGGCTACTGAAGATGTTGCGCCAACTGGCTTTGTGGACCGTCGCAGTGGTCGCCGGGGCACACGCCTTGATCGAAAAAGGCGGGGAATTGCTGAAGTGGCTCCGACAAAGCCCATGATGATCGCCGAGTTCATGAACCGGTACTCGTGGGCGGCTTGGACCATGTTGTCCGTGGCGTTGATGGCCGAAGGGGTGCTATGAACTTTGACACAGCGTTCGAGCGACTGATCGGCCACGAGGGGTCGTATGTCAACCATCCGCGAGACCCCGGGGGTGAGACCAAGTACGGCATCTCGAAGCGGCAGTACCCCGGCGAGAACATCAAGGAGATGACGCTGGTGCGAGCCAAGGACATCTACCAGCGGGACTACTGGTGGAAAGCCGGGTGCGATCTGGTGCCAGATGCCGTGAAGTTCGACCTGTTCGACACCGCGGTCAACGCCGGCCCGGGCACCGCGATCCGCATGCTGCAGAAGGCCCTCGGGGTCACGCAGGATGGGGTCATCGGCCCCAAGACCATGCAGGCCATCAGCAGCATGGACCCCGAGCGCCTGGACAAGCGGTTCAATGGGCACCGACTCGACCACCTCAACAACCTCGATACTTGGCCCGACTTCGGCCGAGGCTGGACTCAGAGGATCGCTGAGAACCTGATGAAGGACTGACATGAACCCCTTGATTCTCGGACCCATCTTGGAGGTCGGCAAGCGACTCATCGACAACCTGTTCCCGGACCCCGCCGCCAAGGCGAAGGCAGAACTCGACATGATGGTCCTACTGCAGACCCAAGACCTCCAGCGGGTCATGGGTCAGTTGGAGATCAACGCCAAGGAGGCGGTGCACACCAGCATCTTTGTGTCGGGCTGGCGCCCCTTCGTCGGCTGGTGCTGCGGCATCGGGTTCCTGTGGGCAGCAGTGGGTCAGAGCGTATTTGCCTACGTGGCGCGGATCAAGGGGTGGCCGGACCCGCCAGCCATCGACACCGAGGTGCTGATGTACGTGCTGGGCGGGATGCTCGGGCTCGGGACTCTCAGGACCGTGGAGAAGGCGAAGGGAGTGGCGTCGTAGGCGTCTTATCTCCGAGTGCTGCGCGGGCGATGTTGCACACGTGTCCGGTGTTTGACCATACCGGCAGTTCGTCCAACTCTGCTAGTGCCATTCGCAGCGCATCCTCCAGCACCTTGATGCGGGCATCCTTTGCGGCAGTGACGGCGGCGGCGTGGGTGTGCATCTGGTCGGCGGTGTACTGCCTGTGCCAGCCTGCGTCGTAGTCCACCTTTGGCAGCGGTACGTCATCCATGCTTCACCTCCAAAGCGCGGATTGCGTCGGCATTTGAGCCCAAGATTGCTGCGGTCTGCCCACTGCAATAAGCGGCGTTGCCGTCAACAAGGTCAGCCGCAGCCTTCAGCGCCACGCGGGCTACTTCGAGGTCGCGGGCGCGAAGCTGGTCGGCGGTGTACAGGTCAAGTTGTGATCCTGGAGGCTGCTCGATCAACGCTGTACCCGCAGCGACGCCAAGCGTGTAATGCAGACCCCTGCCGTCACCCATGTAGGTGACGATGCAGGATCGAATCGGCGGCGGCGGCAGGGTGATGCTCATTTGCTGGCTCCTTGTGTCTGCACAAAGCCAAACGACAGCATGCGAAAAGCATTCTTTGTCGATATGACGCAGCGCATCCTCCAGCACGCGCACCCGCGCCCGCAGCGGAGCAACGACGTTGTTCTGTCGGTCAATGGCGTCGGCCCGCAGTGCTGCGTTATCGGCCAGCGACTTGAGCAGTTCGGCGCGCAGCCCCGCTATCTCCGCATCCTTTGCGGCACTGACTGCGGCGGCGTGGGCGTGCATGCTGGTTGCGCTCCACCAGTCCAAGCGTATGGGGATGTCTTTGTAAAACGCAGGTTTGTGAACCTGCACAAAATCAGGCTCCGGTATCGGCACGTTACTCAAAATGACCTCCAGATTCCGCCCATCGAGCAGCCTTGGTTGCAAGAAACATCGCCTCGGCACAAGTCAGCCGCGATGACCTGATGTAGAGTTTTCCTTCCGCGTCATACCCGCAGATCAGCACATCGGTAAGGTGCTCGGCTTCTGCATCCACCAGCGCGGATTGCAACGCCTGCTCTGCGGTCATGGTCGTCGTTGGTGGGAGTCGGATAAGGTTACTCATGGTGGCGTACCTCCATTTTGCGGATTGCGTCGGGGCTGGCTCCTTGTGTCTGCACAAAGCCAAACGACAGCATGCCGAACCGGCGATCATCGTCCGTCTTGCCACGCTTGAACACTTCGACTTCTCCGCTAATGCTGACAATCTCAAGGCCATCCGGGATGCGCGAGTACCATTCGGCAGGGAACAGCCAATGGATTCCCTTGTCGTCACGATGCCAGATGCCCAGGCCCATTGCTTTCAGCGTGGCTTCATCGCGTGTAGCAAGCTGTCGGAAGTCGTCAATGGACATATCCGGCACTGGAACTTGCATGCCATCCGTGCGCTCAAACTGCGGCGTCACAATTTCCAGCTTTTCGCCGGGCTGCAGACCGATGGCCTTAGCGAAGTCCTCCGCAAATGTCGGAGAGTCAAGCGCCAGGATTGGCGTGCCTGGTGGCAGTTTGATGCTCATGGCTTGCCTCCTGTGATGCCGTGGTGCGCTTCTGCTGCGCGTATGCCCTCGCAGAACCAATCGACCTGACCGCCATTCCCGCGAAACTCTGACGACAGCCACATGGACCTGATCTGCTCATCCGTCAGCGGCACGGCGGGCGCTGCTGGTGGGGCGGCGGACTCTGCGTTAGCCGTCACAGTGGCGTATATCCGCTCTCGAAAGCACCGGCCGGTGAAAACGACTTGTAGCCGTCCTCATAGACCACGTAGTAGCCGCCGACTTCAGGCTTGTGCTTCGCTACGTACTCCGGCGACATCGGCACTTTGTCATAGCCTTCTTCGGCGGGCTGGAAATACACCCCGCCATGCTGGTCGCCAACGATCCCGGCAATCTTCAGCGCCCAAACTTTCTTGTGGCATTCGTACTTCGGCATTTCGCGGCTTGCGCTCATGTTCCAATCCTCAAAAACCGTTGCTTCATCGGGCGCAACGGCTAACCCGTCAATCAACCGGACGGCTTTCAGCCGCCGGTTATTTCTGCGATAACGCTCAGAATGCGGCCTTCCTCGTCCTGCCGGGTCACGGCGACGATCTGCCCTTGCTCGTCCCAACTCACAACCACATCGCCCTCGGGCTGCTCCGCTCCGGGCGGCGGGGAGGCGTACAGAAAAGCGCACTCCCAATGCTCAGGGTCGCCCAGTTTGAACGGCTTTTCTTCTATCTCGTCCCATCGGTACTCGCCCTCTATGCACCGTTCGCCATCTTTGCGGCAACGCGGGACATACGCCACCGGCTCCGGCTCCGGCGCACTCAGGGCTTCGCGCAGGGCGGCGCATGCTGCTTCCGCCTTCGCGCCGTGCCAAGCGTATGGCGTGACATCGTGGTCGCTCATGCTGCCAAGGTTGTCCAGCGCATCCAGCGCCTGCTGCAAAATTTCTCTGTTCATTTGACCGCCTTCTGAAACACATGGAACAACTTCGGCGCAGTCACCGCAGCACCCTTGGACCCAGCTTCGGTTTTGATTGATGTGATGTACCACTCGCGGTTCACGGGTTGACTGCGCCAGTCGAACGCATTGTTGCGGCTTCTCGGGGTGCCGCAGGGCCAAGTGTCTTTCATCTCTACTCCTTGAACAGTTTGCGAATGTGACTCACCCTTGACGGGCTCAGATTGAACAGTTTGCCCACCTCGACACAGGTGCCGGGGTGCTTGGCAATTGCCTCGTTGCGCTCCCGGACCCAGCGAACATGGGCCGCGCTGCTGCCTCTGGCGGGCTTGTGATCGGCGATCAGTTTCCTGAGAAACGGCGCACCACCAAGCTCCTGCACCTTGGCCCACTGGCGCATGGTCAGCCGAACCCTGAAAGGCTTGATGGTCTCAGGGGGTCTTGGTCTCGGCATCTCGGCACCTCACAACAGACCATCCCGGCGCATGTAGTCCAACTCACCCCTCATGGAGTCCACGACTCCGAGCGCCCGGGACTCCTGCTCCTCCTTGGACAGATCCTCGTCGAAGTCCTCCACGGGTGCGTTGAAGAAGATGTCACCGAGCCAGATGATCCCGAGCACCGCGCACAAAGCGCCGAAGATCCACCACTGAGTCGGGTTCATGCTGCCTCCCTCGCCTTGAGTTGCCGAACCACATCGGTGTGATACCGCATCATGGCTTGGTGGTACTCGGAGGCTTCAAGGTGCTTGACCCACTGGCGCTCGGACTCCTCGATCTGTCGCTGCGCGAGGGTCTTGGCGCTGGGTACTCGGAACAGGTCAATCAGGGCTTTCATGTTCACTCCTGCGGTTGTGATGTGCAACAGTGTAAAACAATTAAATCCCGCGTGTCAAGCGGTACTGCTTCACGGCATTCCGCAGGCCCGCCTGAGTCTGTGCCTTCTCGTCCAGCGCCATCGCTTGCGCCTGATCCAGCGTCTCCAGCACCATGAGTCTGTGGCAGATCACCGGAGCCCCCTGACCCTGACGCCGGATGCGTGCGTTCATCTGGTCGTACAGGTCCAGGCTCCAGTTCAACCCGTACCAGACGATGATGTGCCCGCGCTTCTGCAGGCCGTCGATCCCGTGACCCATGGATGCAGGGTGCCCGATCAGCAGGAGGCAGTCTCCCGAGGCCCACCGAGACATGGCGTTCTGCAGCGCGGCCTCCGACTTGCACTCGGTCAGGTTCACCGGGCGAAGCGCCTTGAACCGCTCCATGATCCGTTCGGCATCGCTGCGATAGGCATATGCACACAGTACCTGCTGACCCTGTGCCTCGTCGATGATCTCCTCCAGCGCCTCCAACTTGAGGTCGTGGATCGGCTCCCATAGAGGCATGCCGGCCACGGGGTACATGGCGCCATTGGAGAACTGGAGGCACTTGTTGGTCAGCGCCGCCTGGTTGAACATCTCGACCTCCTTGCCGCTGTCAAGCTGGATGAACAACTCCTTCTCCATGCGGTTGTACAGGGCTCGCAGGTTCTCGGGAAGCTCGATGCTCACATCGTTGACCACCATGTCAGGTAGAGGGTTGTAATCTGCGGCGCTCATCTCCAAGGTAATGTCCCCGATCAACTGCTTGATCTCGTCCTCGGCCCCGTCGAACGGCACCTCGCGGTGCGGACCCTCCTTGCGATAGAACCGCTGCCGAAACGCCGTTTTGCTGGTCCCCAGGCGCAGACCCTTGTCCACCACGAGGTACTGCCCGTGCAGATCCTTGTACCCATTGGAGGCCGGGGTGCCCGTAAGCCCTGTGGTCCAGACGAAGTGAGGCAGGATCTTCTTGGTGGCCTTGACTCGCTGAGTGTTCGAGTTCTTGCACTTGCTGATCTCGTCCCAGACCAGTCCGTCAAACGGGAGCGGGCGGTTCTTGGAGATGAAATAGGTGGCCAGCGTCTCCGCGAGCCAGCCGAGGTTCTCGTAGTTCACCAAGTAGACGTTCGCCGGCCGCAGGAGAGCCCGGGTGCGCTGGTCCTTGGTGCCCGTGAGCAGCGAGAACGTCAGGTGCTTGGTGTGGGTCCACTTGAGGGCCTCTTGGCGCCAGACAAGCCGGATCACGCGAATGGGGGCCACGACCACCACCCCTGTCAAAAAGCCCGTAGCGATGAGATGCGCCACGCTGGTGAGGGTGATCGAGGTCTTGCCCAGGCCCATGTCGAGCCACAGCATCGTGGCAGGGTGGGTACATTGGAAGTTCACCGCGCTTTGCTGGTACGGAAACAGTTGCGCGGGGGTTAGCATGATGGTCCAAGTCGTTCCTGCTGCAGCGCCGCATACTCGGGGTTCAGTTCGCACCCCATGTACTGCCTCCCGTGTTCCATCGCCACTTGTGCAGTGGTGCCTGACCCCATGAAGGGGTCCAGCACGATGTCACCGGGGCGCGATGCGGCCAGGATGCACGGCTCGATCAGTGCCGGTGGGTATGTGGCGAAGTGGGCACCCTTATAAGGTCTGGTCGCCACGGTCCACACGCTGCGGCGATTGCGCGTGTCACACAGCACCTCCCCTCGTTTTGCGTCCAATTTACCTTGCCTGGTTTGACCCGGAGGCGTCTGTCTCACCGTGGCGCGTTCTCGGTAATTCGCAGGATTTGCAGGCTCCTTGACTGCCTCGTGGTCGTAGTAATACCGCTCCCGCTTGGTCAGCATGAAAATGTATTCGTGCGCCTTGGTGCAGCGGTCGGTGACGCTCTCAGGCATCGGGTTTGGCTTCGACCAAATGATGTCCTGGCGCAGATACCAGCCATCGGCTTGCAGGGCGAAGGCCACGCGCCACGGTATGCCGATCAGGTCTTTGGGTTTAAGTCCGTCTGGTACTCTGCTCGCAGCACCCCCCACGCTCTGACTATCACCGTGCTTCGGTCCACCTTTGGTGCTCGGGACCTGGTATGAGCGGTTAGCCGCATACGAGTCCCCGAGGTTCAACCACAGCACCCCGTCATCAGCGAGTACGTCCCACACGCATCGAAACACCTCGACCATACCCGCCACGTACTCGTCAGGTGACTTCTCCAGCCCCAATTGACCCGAGTGCCCGTAATCACGGAGTCCGAAATACGGAGGACTGGTGACGCAGGTTTGAGCCTTGAACCCGAACATCACCCACCGTCGCATAATCTCTCGGCAATCGCCAAATTCGATGATGTTCATCACAGCACCGACTGAAACTCGACAGCCGTGCGCCCCTTCTCCACGGAGTCCACGACAAAGACCGTGACTCCCTGGGCCCGCAGGCGCTCGTGCTCCCTAGCCTGTGCCGGCGTGACCTTGGCGCCTTCGCGTTTAAATTCCACAAAAAACACCTTCCCCTTCGGCGTGATGAACATGCGATCAGGCACCGCGGCCCTTTCCGGCGAAGTGAATTTGTAGACCAGAAACCCAATGGATTTCGCGTAGTCGCAGACGCTGCGTTCAATCTGTTTCTCAAGAAGGTTTGCCATTTCGTGTTTCCAGTTCAATGAGCAGTTCGAGGAAGTGCTTTGCTTTTTCCAGATCCTTGATCCCACCTTTGTCGCGCCACCGGGTCACGTACTTGATGACACACCCCTCGGCAAACGGGATGCCGTTGGCGTGGATGTACTCAATAGGCTGGATCTTGAGGCTCTTGTAGTGGGAGCCTGCGACTTGTGTTTCAAGTGCTGTCATGGTCATCCTAAACAGTTGGTAATCTTCTCAACCTCTCGGACGTAGTAGTCCAAGTCCACGGGCAGCACCGCCCCCGAGATGTCGTTGCACACGCACACGGTCCACCCCGACTCGACGCCGATCTTGCGCCACTCGTTCTTGCCCTTGAGGGGTGGCATCCATTTATGGAGCGTCACGCCACCCTTGGCGATGTAGTACCGACAGGTGTTCTGAACCTGCGCGTCATTGGCCGTCAGGTAACTGCTTCGCGGCACCTTCACCCGGAGCATGAAGTCGTACCTGTCGGGCCAGGACGCAAGGGTTTCACGGATCGGGACACCTTCGAGCAGCACCTTCTCCGCGACCTTCGGGACCACCAGTGCGCTGTGGTTCTGGTGCCACTCCTGCTCGTACTCGTAGCAGCCTTTGCGCTTGACCTTGCCGTTGAGGTACTGCCCGATGTAGTTGTTCACATCGCGGATGCACATCTTCTGGTAGGTAGCCTGCTCCAAGGTCAACTTGGTCAACTTCTCCCAATGCTCGCAGACAAACTTGAGCGCGATGCTCGACCCGTGAGGAATGCGAACCGTGACGCCGTCAGTGTTGCACTGGATGATCTTGAGCCCGGGTACGTGCTCCATCAGGTTCTCGGCCAGCAGGCACAGCAGCAGTTGACCGTTCAGCGTGATCGACATCGTGAACAGCGGGTCATAGAACACCGAGAACACGTTGTTCGAGTCCCCGTAGACCCCATTGAGCGCGAGCTTGAGCATCGCGTTCTCCGGGGAGCCCTTGGGGTGCTTCTTGCGCTCCTCGAACAGGTGCTGGTAGATGTCCACAAACGCCGAGCCGAGGTGCGCGGGTCGAAACCCATTGGCAATGGCAAGGGTCGGGTAGTAGCTGGTGACATCCAAGTCCACGATCACGGAGCCCTCATCGCTCTCGATGATCTCGGACTCCACGGACCCGTGAATCCCGCCCAGGCCGAACACGAAGTCAAACCCATGCACCCGCGCCACGATGTCGCTGAACACGCCTTTCGTCTCGGTGATCGTCTGCCGCTTGAACCACTCCAGCACCCGCTGGAACTCGGGATGCTGGAACGTGATCCACGGCAGGATGGCGTCCTTGAGTGCGATGCTCGGGCGCCTGGTCTGCCGGGGCTTGCGACCCTCGGGGCCGTAGTCGTAGCACGCGACTCCCGCGGCTTCCAACTCCATGACGAAGTAGTCCTTGCCGATCTTGGTGTCGTTGTGGTTCAGGAAGTCCCGCTGATACCGCGCCGTCAACTCCTCGCGGAACCGGATCATGTCGAGGCTCTGGTGATAGAACTGGATCGTCTGCAGCACGTCATGCCGGTTGTACTTGCGCAGCACGGGCAACTGATCCTGCGTGAGCGCGGTGCCGACAGGGAAGGGCAGGTCGCTGATGTTGTCGGCGCGCATGTTGAACTCCAGCACCTTGAGGCCGGTGCTGCGAGCCCGGTTGTCGAAGTGACGGATCAGGTACAGGTCGAGTTGCTGCGCCAGTCGGTCAGTGGGCTTCACCTGATGCACCCACCGATCGGTGTCCTGTGCGTCAATGATCGCCATGGCCTTGTCGTACAGGGTCCGGGCATTCGCGTTACCCATGCGACACAGGGCGTGCAGGATCGGGTAATCGAAACCGATGCTGTTGAACCCCACCATCCGGGCACCAATACTCTTGAGCCACATGACCCACTCGATGATGGCTCGGGAGTCGTTGCGCCAGTCGCTGATCTCAAAGGACCAATCAATGGGCAGGTGCGCGTGGTGCGCGTAGAGGGTGAAGACGTTGGGGTAGACCTCGACATCCCACACGACATCGCTATGCATACTTTTTCTCCGACCAGCACCCCGGCTTCGGTGGGTACACGTATCCGCCGTCAGAGCGACCTTCGCACCAAGCCTTGATCCGGCAGATGCTCGCACCGACAACCGACGCGGCGTGCGACAGGCTCTCAAAGCGAACTCCATTCACATACCACCATTTCGCTATCCGAGTGTTCCTCATCTGAGGCGCACGTTCGACCCAGTGGCAGTTGTCCTTCGAGTAACCCTTGGCATTGTCTTTCCGGTCAATCTGATGACTCAGACTCGGTCGTGGCCCCATGTCCCTGACAAATACAACAGGATCATTCCAATCGTCACAGATCGTGATGCCGCTGTAGTAATAGACATCGTGCCCTCGTGGGTTATTACACCGCTGTCTCATGTTGACCCACGTGCTGTACTCAGGCGTCCCCTTGAGACCATGCTTGAAACCCTTCGGCATAACATTTACTCCAGAAAAGGAGAGCCCCGCTACCGGCTGGTGAACTGGTGACCACTCCACCGGTTCCTTTCGGTAGATCCAGCATCAGCGCAGCGCGGGGCTCGATTTGGGTGGGACACCTCTGTCCGATTTGCAGCGGTCTTGGCTCCGACCAATCCACATGGCCCAGATTTGAAACGTGGAATGCCGAGGTGTCCCTAAAACTCACCGACCCCCGAGGAACGAGGGCAGAGCAGGCGCGGCGGGTGCGCCGAAGGTAGGAGCAGCAAAAGGTGCAGGCGGCATCTGTGGAGCCGGCGCAAAGCCTCCCATGAACGCCGGCATCGCGGCGCCGGACGCACTCGGCCCCGTGGGTGCGGCAACAGCACCGAACAGGCCCGTAACGTCCACAGCGCCCTCGCCGAAGGGTACATCGTCCCGCAGGAACTGGACAGCCACCAAGTCGCAGCGGATGCCGTTGCCGTGCTTGTTCTTCTGCACCCAGGGCTTCACCGCAGCATTGACCCTGCAGCCCCCGTACATCTTGCGAGCCACGGCCATGCACGCCATCGTGTTCGCCGGGTCCACCGGGTTCCCATTGTCTTGGATCATCTGGGGCTGGCGCTCGGAGCCCGCGGTGATGAACACCATGCCCGGGTAGCCATCGTAAGGGGCGAAGGTTTTCTTGTTGATCTTCTCGGACCCGTGACCAAAGCCGCGCAGCTTGCGGTCGTTCTGGATCATCTGCATCACGGTGCTGGCGTGCTCGGCAAAGGTGGCCACCATCAACTTGCCGTAGTGCTCGTAGAACTGCTTGAACCCGGGGTGATCGGGCGGCATGATGAACTCGGCGTTGTAGCTGATGCGCTCCTTGCCGGTCTGCTCGTTGATCTGGCGCTGGGGCTCGGCGAGGTGGGGAAAACTGAGGCGAACATCGCTCAGGAAAATGACTTCTGACATGGATAACTCCTTTGGATTACGAGAGCCACGAGGGCAGTGCTTCTGCCACCGGAGCCTGGGGAACCGCTGAGAACAGCGGCGATGCGTCCAACACCACGGCAGGCCGGGAGTCGGATTCGGGGACCACGGTGAGCTTGCCCGCCACCTTGGCCACATACTCGGTGTCCAGCGTCTTGAGTTGACGCTCGGACAACTGCTTCTGGACCTTCTCGCCGGCCTTGGTCGCCTCCCACTTGAGTTTCTCGACCTTCGCGGGCGTCACGAGTTTGGTCTCCCAGATCGCCGACTTGGGGATGCCCATGCCGGTGAGTTTGGCGGCCATCTCCTCCTCGGGCAGCGCCCAGGACCGCGAGCCACGACCATGCACCACCTTGAGCCCGGGGATCGCTTGACCGGCCTTCAGGCGGCGCAGGGCCTCCTCCTCGACCGCCTCGATCATCTGGCGAACCAGAGGGGCCGCGAGCATGATCTGCGCGATCTTCTCAGGGGTCATGGTGTTGGGGTCGAGGTCTGCCGCCTGCTGCGACAACTCGGTGACAGGGTTGATGGCAGCGACTGCCTGACCCTCAGCGACATTGGGAAATGCCATGCCGATCTCCTTCATTACGTTACCGGCGCGAGTAGCGCACGACTTGTGTTTACAGTACTTGCAGTGAGCCCCGGCCACCAGAGGCGCGTCGGGCCTGTCGGTGGCAGCGGCTCCGGCCACGAACTTGCCGATTTTGCCCATCAACTCCGGCACCGTCAACTCGTGACTGGTGATCGCGAGCTTACCCTTGATCGCCATCTTCGGTTGGATGATGGTCGTGCGCACCGTGGTGAACGGGTAGTCCCCGTTGACAGGCAACCCGTAGGACGCGAGCGCCCCGAGAGCGTAGAGTTCGAGTTGTGGGTTGTCCTTGACCTCGACCTCGTTCATCCCGTCCTTGTAGTCGATGATCTCAAGTTCCAAAGGGGTCCTGATCTGAACGTCACAGGTGCCGTCCATATCGTCACGACCCACGAGATGCCTGAGATGCACCCGCTGCTCGGGGACCACGGTGCCGATGAATCCGGCCCGCGCGTTCACGTAGTCCAGCGCAACCCGGACCCGATCGGCCCGCTCCCGGTCCACGACGAATTCGCCTTCGTGGTCCTTCATCTTGACTCCGACCATCTTCGTGGGATCACCAGAGTTCTTGATGCAGTGCTCCAAGAGGCTGTGGGTGTGGGTGCCGTCAACGGCACTCGGACCCCCGGGCTCGTCGGGATACCGGGACTCCTCGCGCACGGAGCCCGGGCACGCGAGCCAGCGGTACGCCTTGCTCGGGCTCAGTTGAGCGTGAGTGGTGGTCACGGCATCAGCCCTTCTTGAGCGCCTCGACACCCTGATACAGGGTGCCGTACTGCTCGGGCTTGACATCGTTGATGTTGGCGACCCCGATGCTGGTCAGCACACCCTGAATCCCGGCACCCTTGGTCGGACCCATGGACTTGTAGGCGTCCATGACGTAGGCGATCAGGCCCTGACCGTCCGAGAACGGCACAGCGGAGGCCTGCTGGACCACGGGCGCCGGTGCCGCGAAGCTCGGAGGCGCGGGCATCTGGGCGGCGGGGGCCGGTGCAGTGAACTGCGGTGCCGCAGCGACCGGAGCCGGGGCTTGCGGTACAGTGGCGGTCCCAGCACCCATAACAGCGCCGGACTTGGCGTTGATGGCGGCGGTGAGCGCGGTGACGGCGGCGGTCAGATCACTGATGGTTTTCTCAATCGACATGGTACAGGTTCCTTTTGGTTGGGGAGGGTTGGATTACGAGGCGACCTTCGACGAAGGCCTCCAAGATTTCACGAAGGATGGCGCTCGGGGGTCCGAACACCTTGACCTTACGTTGAAATTGGGTGTGGAACTTCGGCGTTACCCTGACTGTGATGAACTTGCCGAGTTCCGGTTTCTTGACTGCTCTGGACATTTAATTTCTCCGTGACTTGCGTGCAGTGTAGCACGTCTGTTAAGATTCGTGCAACATGTTCACAAATTATTTTGGAGAAAAGATGAATCAGCCAAAAAGAAACCCGCCGAAGCGGGTTAAGGGGCTCCAACACCCCGGAGGAGAAACAACCACCAGGAAACACGGGGTCAGTGTATGACATCTGACAGTCGAGTGCAATCCCATCCCGCATCCGTGGAGACCTACATCCGTCACGGCTGGTCCCTCGTACCCATTCCCCCCGGCACCAAGGGTCCGGCACACAAGGGCTGGAACCTCAAAGAGAACGCCCTCACCCTCGACATGACCCTGCCTCCGGGGTATGGGATCGGGCTGGCCCACGCCTATTCGGGCACCATGGCGCTGGACATCGACAACTGGGACCGCGCCGCCTTTGAGTTGATGATGCGCGGCATCGACCTCGCTGCCCTGTACGCTGCCCCTGATGCGGTCATCATCGACTCGGGGCGGCAGGGTCACGGGAAGCTGTTGTACGCGATGCCGTTTGGCCTGGCGCTGCCGTCCAAGCGAGTCGTCATCGACAACACCACGATCTACGAGTTGCGCTGCGCCACGGGCAACGGGGTCACAGTGCAGGACATCCTGCCCCCGACGATTCACCCCGACACCCGTCAGCCGTACCGCTGGGCCGGCAGTGGTCACTGGTCCCGCTTGCCGGTGATCCCCCAGGCCCTGCTCGACCTCTGGCAGTCGCTGCTGGCCACCGACACCCGGGCACCCCAGACCGTGGTGCAGGAGGGCACGGAGAAAGTCGATTGGGATGAGATCGTTTCCGCATTAGGCGCAGTCGCCCCTGACTGCTCACGAGAGGAGTGGATTACGATCGGAATGGCGTGTCAGTGCGCTGGCGTCCTTAGTGGGGAACCGAACAGAGCGTTCGAGGTGTGGGACACATGGAGCAAGGGGTCTGCGACCAAGTACCCCGGCCCCAGGGACATGGCAACACAGTGGAACAGCTTCCGCGCCGACAAGGGCAACCGGGTGACGCTGGGCTCGCTGTTCAAACTGGCTCGGGACGCAGGGTGGTCCAAGCCCATGCCCGACGCCTCGACGTTCTTTTCGCCGCTCACCGTCATCAAGCACCCGGATCAGGTGATCGCCGACATCCGCATCCCGCCCCCGGACCTCGACTTCGACCTCGTACCGGCCGTGCTGCGGACCCGCGCCATGGAGATCAGCGAACACATCGGCTGCGACCCACTGGTGCCCCTGATGGCGGGCATGGCCGCGGTCTGTGGGGCACTCGATGCCCGCATCCGGCTCGAACTCATGCCCGGATTCAAGGTGCCGCCGGTCCTGTGGATCTGCTCCATCGGGGAGCCCGGGGACAAGAAAACGCCGGGCTCGAAACCGATGTTCGAGATCCTGACCCAGTTGGAGCGCGAGGACGCCCCCCGGTTCGCAAAGGCGGCTGTCGACTTCGAGGTCAACGAGGCTCGGTATGTCGTGGCCAAGAAACACCTCATCGACAGCGCCACGGCCCCCGAGGCGCTTTTGACCAACAGCCCCCTGCCCACCCTGCCACCGAACCCGGCGAAGCCCGTGCCGCTCAAGATCACGGTACAGGACATCAGCAGTCAGAAACTCGTGCGCCACGCCGCCGATCGCCCTCGGGGCCTGCTCTGTGCCCTCGACGAGATGGCCTCGTGGGTGGAGAAGGTCTGCGATCCTCGGAGCGGGGATGACCGCAGCGCCTGGACGGTGGCTTACGAGTCGGGTAGGTACGAGATGGACCGGGTGGGCACGGGCACCACTCTCGCCGACAACTATGCTGTCGCGTTCTTCGGGAACCTGCAGCCGCGGGTCTTGCGTGAGAACTTCAAAGCCCTGTCCAAGGATGGACTGGTGCAGCGGTTCATCCCGGTGAACATCAGGCCTGAGATGCGCAAGCTGGGCCACCCGGTGCCCGAGTACATGACCAACAGCGCCGAGTACGATCAGGCGATCCGGGTGTGCTTCGGCCTGCCCCCGATGACCTACAGGCTCTCGGGTTCGGCCTACGACACGTACCGCGAGTTCCAACGCTGGTACGAGCGTGCGATGCAGGATGAGCGCATCCTCAAGGGCTCGGAGACCGTGCAGACGGCATTGGGCAAGATGGAGGGGCTGGTTGGGCGCATCGCACTCGTGTGGCACTGCATCGAGGCTCCGTACTCGCTGGAGGTCTCGGAGCCCCTGATGCGCCGTGCCGTGGAGTTCGTGACCCGGTTCGTGATCCCGAGTCTGCGGTACACGTTCGACGGGGACTATGGTGGCGCCGTGGGGCTGGAGAAGTGGTGCGCGGAGTATGTGCTGCAGTACGCTGATGAGCCTTCGTTCACCCTGGGACAGTTGAAGCGCAGCGCCAGGCGCCAGATCGAGAACATGACCTCGATGGTGGCGCAGCAGCAGTTGCTGATCGCCATGGCCCCGCTGGAGGATGCGAAGTGGGTCGCTCGCATGGACGACGGTACGCAGGAGTTCAAGGGGATAGCGACCTGGGCCATCAACCCGGGCCTGAAGGAGTGGTTCAAGGACTACCGGGATCAGGTGACTGCGGCGAAGCAGCGGCGCCGGGACGAGTTGCACCAGGGTCCAAAGACAGAACGGACCCGGGTTCCGGGGTACACGGGGCCTCGGGAGCCGGCATTGGAAAAGAGGGTGGCGTGAACATTCACTTTTCCAGCGCCACGGATATGTGGTCAACACCCCAAGAGTTCTTCGACGGGCTGAACTCCGAATTCGGGTTTACGCTTGATGTTTGTTCAACTCACGAAAATGCGAAGTGTGCTTATCATTTCACCGAGGCCGAGGACGGTCTTTCCCGAGTGTGGGACGGTATTTGCTGGATGAATCCACCGTACGGTAGGACCATCGGCAAATGGATGCGCAAGGCGTATGAGTCGTCTCTTACTGGCGCCACGGTGGTGTGTCTGGTGCCGGCCAGAACAGACACTGCTTGGTGGCACGACTATGCGGTCAAGGGAGAGGTCCGGTTTCTCAGGGGTCGGTTGAAATTTGGGGGCTCTCCAAACAGCGCACCGTTCCCAAACGCTGTGGTTGTGTTCCACCCGGGTTTGCCGGACTGGTTGAAACCCAAAGCTAGTTAGCACCCACCAACCCAGCATCAAGATGGTGGCGTGATGGCAAGCCTTGGACGCCTTCACCTTCGCATAGAGACCCGAGACGGGAAGTGCGAGGTTTTGCGGGCCATGAGTGTGTGGGCCGTGCTGAGGAAACCGAAGGTGGGTCGATCCCCACGAGGCAGGCTCGGTACCATCATGGCGATCCGTGCCAGAAGTCGGAGGAAGAAGCCTCCAGCGTTGCGGCTGGCACTGGAACGCGCATGGAAAATGAAGCACTGGGGCTGCATGTTTGACCCAGAAGTGCCGTTCTGACCAAAGCTAGTTAGCACCCACCAACCCAGCATCAAGAGGAGGGGGTCTCACAACCTGCCTCCTTTTGCCATTTTCCAGAACTTCAAATTTGTCCGGGAAAATGCCTTTTGGGTACGAGGTTCGCCCTATACGGCCGACGAGAGCCACGCCGGGATCTCGGGATCGGGCGATTCTGGGGCCTGTGGCGCGTTTTCGGCCCGGGTGGCACCTATCCCCTTCCGAGGTCTCCCGCGCTTCGCTGGGGCTCGATCTGGTGCCGCGGCACGGGCTTCCCGTATCAGGTCGCCATGCAACACCGGGTAGGCTGCACCGATGCGCTGCAAAATGGCGAATAGACGCAGGGGCGCAGCATCGGGGGTGCGAGTGCCGTTGATCCACTTTTTGAGGGTATGTACCGGGATGCCCAGGTAATGCGCCATGGCGGCCTCGGAAAGGCCTAGGTCGGCTCGCCATTGTTTCAGTTCGATTGGGGGCATGGTTTCGATTCTCCAAAAGGTTACCCGGGCACAATGGCCCGGGTTTGTGGGTTAGGGTTGACTGGTGCGACTATCGGCAAATAATCATGGTCCCGGCTTCACCATGCGATGATGCTGCCCGATAGATACCCGGTCCGATGCGGGTAAAGTGATTCACGTTTTTATAATTCGCGGGTTGTCGGGCTTGTCGACGCCACGCACGAAGCAAAACAGCGGCGCGGGGCCTAGTCATACTTTCATCTGGCCAAACAGGACCATCGTTCCATTGCCATTCAAATTTGGATGTTTTCATGGTCTGGTGCTCGGGTTAGTGGGTCATGTCCCAAAAGACCCGGCCATCGTCGCCGCGGTCTCCTGGATCATCTCCAGACCTTCACGAATGGCGCCGAGGTCATGAGAATCAATGATCCCTTCCGCCAGTGTGCCGATGGTGCGCAGGTCGTCCACCCGGGCCCGGAGCCTATCGGCCACTAATCGCAAGTGTGGCGATTCGCAGCCCTCGCAGGTGCGGAGAATCTCGGAATCGGTCATTGTGTGGTGCAGGAACATGGTTGATCCTTTTCGATGTCGATAATCTGGGTGCCGTCATACTTGCGGCCGATAAACAGTGTGCCGATGTTGGAGTAGATACGGCAGTAAACCCGGCGCCACTTGCCAAACACTTGGACCATGTAGGGCGTGGGGATGCGTGCGCCATATCCCGATGCGGTCCAAGTCAAACCCGCGAGATGGTGCGCCATGGGTGCATACTTGGCGTCGTGTTCCGTAGGAGTGTGATACTGCGCAAGGCTTCGAATTGTGGCTTTCATTTCATTCTCCAATCGTTGCGGTTATCTGTGACAGGCATTCGGCGATCACCTCCTCATGGTAATCATCGCCCTCGGATTCGATGCCCCATAGTGACGCATCAACGGAATCGGGGTCGCCATCGGCATCGAGCAGGGTAACGACAATTCCGCAGTAGTGCCATTGATCGGTGCAGAATCGGCGCAGATAGTCGAAGTCCGCAAGCGCTGCAGCGTGGGCCTGTGCGCCTCTCGATGGCCAGTTGTACGGGGCAGTGTTCCATCCGTCTTTCCTGGCCAGTTTCACAGCTTCGGCGAAGTCGTAGAAACGATGGGAGCCACGGTTGGAATTAAGGATCATCTCCCCCGGGCGCTTGGATCGATGTTCCCAATCGCTCACGGGTCCATGGCCAGTTCCACGGTCCCATGGGGGATTGGAATCATGGTCATAAACCCATTCGATGCGAAACGACATGGAACCCGATTCGCGGGTTTCGGTGCGATAGGCGTCACTCATTGGAACCACCTCCGCGCGATACTGGTGCCGAGTTCCCGCGATGATTGGCGCCGGATCCAATCGCCACCGCGCAAGCCTTCGTATCGCTCGAAGGTTTCCCCAGTCTCAGAGTTGTGGACAATCTGACCCTTTGGCATGTTGTCGCGCATCCAATACCAAATGACAGACGACAACAGACGACACACTGCAGGCCGGTATTCCGTGGGCCAGTATTGCCCGGTGCAGTAGTCGATTCGCACCGATTCACCATCCACCACAATCGAAAGCCTGCCGGACTTCGCAGCATCAAGGATCATCTCGGACGTGATGCTGTCATGCCATGCGACGTAGTCGATCAGTTTGCGAGCGTGCTGCAGGTCTTTGCCGATGGAGCGCATCTCTGCACGATAGGCGACAGGATCACCATAGTTGCCATAGTCCAAACCCGGGCGCTGCGCAACCCATGACCGAAGAGCTTGGATTAATTGGGGCTTGATGTCATGCATGGGCTTCCCTTCAATGGCCACAGTTTCACCGCGTTCAATGGCGCCCGTTACATGGTGGCGCAATACCGAAAGTGGGTCACGCATGGTAGAAGCTCCCATTGTCGATGGCATGCGACAACACAGTGCGCACCTGAATCAGTGCCATGGTGCGCGCAGTCTTTGAATTGACACCCAAGCGCCTACGGAAACACTGGGTGCAGTGGTCCACAGTGAACGCGAGTCCATGGACATGGTATTCGTCGATGATTTGCCAAGTTTTCATGATGTGGCCTTTCGAGTGTGTTACGGGTTTGAGTGCTGACGGGATTAATTTTATCCCAATGGGTTATTGTGTCAATAGGGGCAAGTGAAATAAAGTGTAACACGATGGGTTTGTATTGTGAATCAATGGGTCATGGGGTCAGTGGGTTGAATGGATCAGGGGGGTCAGTGGTCCAATGGGTTTGTAAGGTTCGCGTAAGCATGTGACAAAGTGACCCTAAATCGACATGAGCATCTGAGCATTTCGTAGAAAAAGTAGTCTAAAAACGCCTCCCGTGCCTATGGTCACACTGTCACAAGCCCCAAAAAACCCATTGGAACAGCCCCATTGGGTCAGTTCTGGACCCATTGGGTCACTCGGAACAGCCCCATTGGGTCATTTTCACCCAGAAATAATGTGGGTTTGATTTTCCATTGGGTCAGAACAGCCCCATTGGGTCACTAAGTCAGTGTGACAGTGTGACTGGGGGGGGTTGTCACGTTGTCACATCGGACACTGTTTCAGGGGGTCGCTGTCACATTGTCACAGTGTCCAATGGGTTTGCATGGTGTCCAATGGGTCAGTGCTGCAGGTGGGGCAGGGGATCATCTGGCCCGATGGGTCGGTGCCGTAGGTGGGTGGGCCAGTGGGGCGCGGATGCTGGGCGCCCCCCCCCCAGGGCCCCAGGCGGCTGGCGGCGCGGTGTCGGGGGTACCTACTCACCGACCCCGAGAACCTGTGAAACTAAAAACCCATTGTCCAAATTTAAAAATAGATTCCAAACATGGGTGTAGTGCATGAATCTGCACTACAATGACTCCATGATTACTCAAGCCCGACTCATGGAACTGGTAACCTATGACGCTGCGACGGGCGTGCTCCGATGGCGCACCCGTCGCGGTAACACAAGACCGGGGGCTAGAATTGGCGGTCCTGACAAGGAGGGGTACTGGAGAGTCCGACTCGATGACAGACAGTATCTGGAGCACCGACTCGTGTGGCTCTGGCATCATGGGTCATTTCCACGCATCCTCGACCACATTGACAGGGATAGGTCAAACAACCGAATCGAGAATCTGCGCCTGTGCACCGAGTCTCAAAACGCGGCAAACGCAAAGATTTCGACACACAACACATCGGGGTACCGAGGTGTCTACTACGAAGCCGAGCGGGACAAGTGGGTAGCTCGTATCAGATTGGTGATTGAGGGTGAACGGGTCCGGTATCGGATTGGTCGGTTCGACACTGCCGAGGAGGCCGCCATTGCGTACAACCTGCACTTGCGCCGGCACTTCAGCGAATACGCACTCCTGAACAGGGTAGACACCCCGCTTGGTCGAATCCTCGGAATGAGTTAAATTACACCAATGGACCACGCCTCAGCCAGCCCTGCCGCCAGCGAGCCCCAACTCGAAAACCAGTCGCTCCCTGACTGGTTGGCGCCGGCCGTCACGAACTATGTTGTGGACCTCAAGCTGCGCCGGCAGGCACGCGAGGCGCAGCGAGCCCTGGACGAGATCACCTACGAGGCCCTGTTTGACGAGTTCCTCGATGCGGTGCGGGAGAACGGCCTTGGGGTGCGGCAGTTGTTTGACAACGACCCGCGAGCCCCGGACCTGAAGCGGTTTGTCGCGTGGGTCATGCGCGACGAGAACCGCAAGGCGCAGTACTACGAGGCGCAAGCCATCGGTGCCGAGGTTCTGATGATCGAGACCCCGTTGATCGCCGATGCGTCGGACTCGTTGGAGGACGTGAACCGCTCCACGCTGCGGGTCAACACTCGCAAGTGGCAGATGGGTGTGTGGAACAGGAAACGGTTCGGTGACATCAAGCAGATCGACCAGAACGTCACCATCGACCTCAGTGGCGCCATGCAGGCGGCGCAGGAGAGGCTGGATCGGGCTCGGACGGTTGA